AAATTACTTCTTCTTTTCTTCCTTTGGAGCTTCCTCTTTCTTTAAAGCTTCAGATAATTTTACTTGTAGTTGAGCTACTGCCATTGCTTCTTTTCCAGAGATTTGAACCTTCTCTGACATAACAAGAATGTTTTGAGCGTCTTCACGTGTAATTTCTATCATTGTTTTATATTAGTTATTAACTCCTATATTTTACCATAACTAAAGATTCCTCCAAAGTGAACACCATTAGTAAATAGCCAATTTCTTACAGGTTTGATTCTTTTAACTTCTTTTTGGTATTGCAACATCTGATATTTCATTTCTTTGGTTGTAAATTTTCTAGTAACATATATAGGTTCTAGTTTTTTATCACTAACATAATTTCTATAATTAGATAAAAAATCGTGGATTATAAATGCTTCTAAATCATCTCCTATATGGTCGAATGTTTTTAAGTAAACTCCAAGAACTTTAAAAGGTTTAGGTAAAGAAGCAAAGTCTGTTGGATAACCTTTTTTGATTAACATGTTATCGCCATTAGATAGAGTAAAATTAATATCCTTTACCAGTTTAAAGGGTTTATTCTTTATACCTGAATATGTAAGTATTGCTCTTGGTAGTTTCATTATATTCTATCTTTAATAAATATTAGTGATGTTTCAATAGAAGCTAGTCTTGTTTGTATGTCTACTAAAACCAATTGGCTACTATTTTGTTTTTCTTTAAGTTCTGAAATATTGTCTGTATTTACTTGTATTTGAGTTCCAAATGTTACCCACTGAACTACGAGTTGAATAACAAATATGTATATAAACCAATTCTTTTTTAAGTGTGGTAAGTCCATGTTAATCTTTTAAATTTCTGAATTTAAGTCTTCTCTCTAATCTATTAGATTTATTGATAATAGTTGCTACTACATCTTTAACTATTTCTTCTTGTGTTTTCTCTATTGTTGGCATGTTTTTTGTTAATTATTACCACGTTGCGATTGCTGTTCTTTTCCAAGTGTCTGTAGCTGTGCAAACATATACATAACTTGAATCCCATCTAATCTCTCCCTTTGCACCAGTTGCAGAAGCAGAAGCAGGTGTTGAATCATTTCTAACTCTTATTGCATCTGAATTTATATCTAATGCTTCTGTTGGGGCTGTTGTTCTAATACCAATATCACCATTGGCATCAATTTGTAATAAGGTATCAGAGCCATTTGCAAATGTGTATAAAGTTCTATTTACCACAGCCCCATCTAAATTATTATTAGGGTCAGCAGCATTATCTGTATTAAATACTTCAAAATGAACAATTCCAAATCTGTTTATATTAGTTATATCTTGACTCGTAGGAATAAGCCCTCTAAAGTTTAGAGAATAAATATACCCTGAACCATAATTACTATCTTTATATCCTATAAATGTTGGTGCAAAGTTGGCAGCAGTAGAAGTTCCATTACCAACACCAAAGAAGTCGTTACCAGCATCTGAAACATTAGCTTTTAGTAAAGTTTCTCTACCAGAAATACCTGTGGCTTGTAAGTGGAGTAATTCGTCTGGTGTATCTGTTCCTATACCTACGTTACCATCTTGGCTTAATCTCATTTTTTCTGACCAATCACCTTCTCCTGTATCTCTTGTAAAGAATCTCAAAAAACCTTCGTCTTTGTTTGTTGTATCATCCCCTGAGGCAAATACTACTCCATTGACTCTGTTTCCATTCCAATACCCCGTAAAACCTCCTAGTCCTGAACCAGTAGATGTTCGGTTTGAATCGAAATTAATAGTTGTTGAAGAGTTATGTGTATTCTTTAGAGTCATTCTTGCTCCGTATCCGCTCGATGCTTCCAGATGTAGCATTTCATCTGGTGCTGTTGTCCCTATACCTACATTACCAGTAGATTCATCTAAATATAAAATTGTTGCATTAGAACTATCTTCAAACTCTACATCTACACCTGATGTCATTGTATATAAAGATTTTGCTGTATTGTCTGACAATAGTGAAATACCAGCTAGAGTTTGAACCTCTGTTGTTAAATATGTATTTGAATCAACACTTCCATCTGCTTTTAGAAACTGTGATGAAGTTCCTCCTGTCTTTGTGAAAGATAATGCTTCTATGTTGTTGGTAGTGATTGAACCATTGTCTGTAACTTCTTGTAGAGTATCTTGTGTTGCTAGTTGGTCTGAAATGTATGTTGTGAGGTCTGTTTGGTCTGTTAGAGTTCCATTGATATTTCCCCAGTTAATAGTAGTTAGTTCGGTAGGGTCTACTGTGATGTCAACCTGATTTCCATTCAAAGCAACGTCTAATCCCGTACTGAAGTTTAGTCTTTTTGATAATCCTTTCTTTACGCCGTCCTCTAATATCTCAATATTTCCAGATGGTGTATATGTAGGGAAAGGTCTTCTTGCCATTTCAGATACTTCTTTGTAATCACCAAGACCACGAATTGAATTAATATCTAGTCTTTCATCTCCATTAAGTATTTCTAAACTGTCTCTTACTTTTTCTCCAAGAACAGGAATGTTTTTAGCAATACTCTCTGATGTAGGTATAAGCGTTTTTAATGTAACCTCAGCTAATTTAGATGCCTTTAAGGCTACTTTGTCTGTATCGAAAACCTCTCTGATTGTCTCTGTATTGTTTATAACCTTTTCTGCAACAGGAACTTTAATAGCCTTGACAATCTCCTTTTTGTCTTGTGAAGTTAGAACATAGTCTGCTCCGTTCTTTACAACAGGAATAAGAGGCTTAATAAGTTTAATTATTTCCTCTTTAGTTGGTGTCTCTCCTTTATCTCCTTTTACTCTCTTTAATATGTTTTTAAGCTCTGGGATTTCCTCGTCAATCTTTTCTTCGATATCTAATAGGTATTTAAATAAAGCTAATTCTCCGTCTTGAGCTAGTTGAGATATTCGTTCTATTTTTTTACGTTTTTTTTCGTCCATATTGTTTAATTATACCATTTATGCTTTACAAATGTTAGGGAGGTGGTAGAGTTTAGGCATGAGTATATTAATCTTTATTATTGGTTGTGCTGTCTTTGGCTGGAACATGTTGTGGATATGTCCACTTATAATGTTCTTCAAGGGTTTTGTTGAATATCTAGTAGAGTAGTTATTTAGCCGATTCTAATATTTTAACTATTTCATCATCGGTTTTACCTTTTAATGCTTTATTAATTAATTTAAGGTTGTCGGCTAGTCGTTTTTCTAAATCAAGTGCATTAAATACTTTGTTACCAACTCCTCTTGGCAGTATTCCTCCTATTACACCTCTAACAGCTCCACCAGTTACAACGTCTGCTGTTTTTGATACAACATACCCAAGTTTTTCTAGTAGCCCTCTGTCTGATATTTTTTGTTGTAGTTTATTAACAGCCTCAATGTTTTTTTGAACAAGTTTGCTTGTGTTAAACATAGAACTAATTACAGAGTCTATTTCTTGTGCTTCTTTACTTCCTATACCTTTTCTTGCAACACTCTTTAATCCTTTTCTGGTGTTCTCAAATAGTTGTGCGTTTACACTTGTTAATGGGTCACCTAATTTACTGAAAGCTTTACTTCCAAACTCTTGACCATACTCTCTGGCAATATTATTTACTTCTAGTTTAGTAAGACCTGTTTTTTTAGCCTTACTTACTAAGTCTTTAATGTTTTGTGCTTTAGCACCATCACCAATCTTTGCATATAATTCTGCAAGGTCAGTTAATGCTCTATTAACATAATTAGTTTTAATAACTTTACCAGAAGTTGATTTTGTTTCTGTTGTTAGTTTATTAAGTTTAGTTGGTGTTACATCTTGTCCAAGAACCTTATCAACACCTTTAGATAGTGAGCTAATTCTTGTTTGAAGTGCCTTACCTAAATCATCGTATGTTTTTACACTTGTTGTATCTAAATTAGATAATGCTTTAACTCCTTTTTCAACATCTTTTGATTTACCTTGTATAATCTCTCCAACAACATCTGTTACTTTCTTTTTGGGTTTAATTAAATTCTTTCCTACTGGAACTACTGTATCAATAGTTTCTTTTGCTATTTTAACTCCCTTTGTTGCTATATCTGTTGCAACGTCTAATCCTTGTTTACTTATTTGAGCTAATGGTTGTTTCAAAGCTGTTGCACCTTTAAGACCCACAATGTCTAGCATTGCTTCTAAAAATTCTCCTGATGTTCTAAGGTCTTGTTTTCTATCTTCTGGTAAAAGACCATAACTGTTTACAAGTGATTGAACTGACTCTGTATTAAATAGTTTTTCTGCTCCAACCTGTGCAACCTCTGCTACCTTGTCCTCTGCTGATTGTGGTAGGGCTACTTTACCTACTCCTACAGTTACATCTCCTATAGCACCACTAACACCTCCCACAACAGAACTGGCAATATCAAAACCAGCTTTAACAGGGTTTCTTTCTCCAGATTGAGACTTTTGAAAATCGCTTACAACTTCTTCTCCAGCTTCTTTAAATGAACCTACTACAGATTTTCCAGTTTCTACAACATCACCCAGAGTTTCTTTAATAAAACCTTCTTTCTTAGGTTCTAGAACATTGCTTCCATATTGTTCTTCAAATTGTTTTTTTGTTATTGTTGCCATATTAGTCTAGTATTCGCTCTAATTGCGTTAATGTTTCGTCTGCATTTTCATACCAAATATTACCATCATCTGTTGTAATTAAGCCAATATCTTCTGGTAGTCCTCCCCTAATGATATAGTCCATACTTGCAAACCTGTTAATCTTATCTAGTTCTGCTTGGAATTTAGCAGGGCTAGTTTGATATCCTTCTGTTTTCTTTCCTATTAGTTTTTCTTCTTTCCAGTTTTCTATTTGAGTAGCAGATGCACCAAGTATCTTCCATTCTGCATTAGATAATGCACCAAAAGTTGCTCCTTGTGCTTTTGCGTTTTGTAACTCTGTTAAGGACAGACTTGATACAAGTTGTTCAACACTAGCAACGAAGTCTGATTTACCTGCTGTAAATACACTGGCAGGAGATAGCCTTGCCGCTCTGTTTGTTCCTACCGCATTGTTTAGATAACTATTGTTAATCAAGCTGTCAACCTGCAGTATTTTTTCTTCTTTTTGTAATTTACCTAATGGTGTTAGGCTATCGCTTGAAGATGATACTGGTGCGGGCTCAAACTGTCCTGTTTCTGAATTAAATACTGAATCTACACCATTAACTTTTACAATCTTTGGAGTTTCACCTCCTCCACTCATAGCGTCTATACTTGCTTTGTAATCAACCAATTCTTTCTGTTGCTCAAAATCTGTTTCATCTTGTTGTATTTTAAAGTTTTGGTCTAATGTTAGTTTTTCACTTGCTGTTAAATCATTCTGTAGAGCATCTCTTGTAGCGTTATATACTTGGAATTGGTAATCCCTAAAATCTTTCATGTCAGCTACTCTTGCATCATATGTTTCTCTGGCTCCAGTTAAATCATCATTTGCAATTTTATATTGAAAAGAAAGATTTGCTAATTCTTTATTAGCTTCTTGTGATAATTGATTTATTCTTCCTGCTAAAGCACCACCAAAATTTCCTTGTGCGTTTTTTTCTAATTCTGCAATTTGGTCTTCGTATCTTGTTTTAACACTAATAATTTTATTATCTAAATCAATAGCTTTTTTACGTTTTTCATCAAGTCGAAGTTCTTCTCTAACTGCTTGAGTATTAATTTGTCCACCCTCTCCCAATTGGTCTTGTAAAAATTGTTGTGTTTTGTCTTGTAAAGAAGTAACGGGTGCCTTTGGAGGTATCGCCTGAGCCTCTGAGATGTTTGTAGCGGCGTTTATTCTTGTATTAGTAGGGTTTGGTGGTAAAGCAGTTGGATTAACTACTGGAGTCGGTTTTAAATTATTTGAATTAATAGTAGTTACACCGGCAGCTAAGTTACCTCCAACTGAACTAGCTGTTTCTGATTGACGTGAAATTTTGTCTTGTGCAGCAGATACAACAATATCTCTAGCCTCTTTGTTTCCTGCTAGTGCTGTTCCTATATTTGTTACTTGTTCTCTCGTTAGTGGTGCCATATATTATACTTATTATACCATTTATTTACCAGCCCGTAGTTGAACATCATTATCAACCATTAATTCTTCTTCTTGTATTGATATTCCCCTAAACTCTGTTTTTATCTGCAACCATTTAGCTTTAACATTAAGTTCTGCAAATTGTTCATAACCAAGGTCATTGTTTGGTGAGTCTTTTGTAATTACTCCTAATTTAATCCAATTAGAAAAAGTTGCTACTACCCTGTCATCTGCCACTACATTTTTAACCGTTTCGTCTATTGTTACTGTATAAGTCCCTGATGATTCAGTTATAGCTGTAATATGTGCAAGATAACCTGCTCCAACCCCTGCCACAAATTCTACCTCGTTGCCTATTACCACATCTGACAAATCTTGTGTTGTTGTAAATGAAGTTGTATTTACCCATGTTGCTGGTGCTTGTAATCTTTCAACCCAATTAGGAAGTGTGTTTTCTTCTGTTCTGTATTTAACAATTATTTTATCTTCTTCATAGACTAACTTTTTGAACTTTTTAATTACAGATTTAAAATTGTCTATTAAGTTTTGTGATTCCATTCTAGGAGTAATCCAATACCCTCTGTTTTCTTGATTTGTTTGTGTGGCAAATAATCCATTTCTATTAAGAGATGTTGACGTTCCTGCTTGTATATTACCACCTATAAGCAGTTCATTTATAGTTGACGGGGAAACTTGTTTTAATGTGTCTAAATCTCTAACTAAGAAAAGACCTCCATAAAAGTTATAAGTTCCACCATAATCTAAATCTTTATTAAAAGTTATAAACTGTAAATCATTTCCTGTGCCTGTTAAATCTATTGCTGTTCCTGCTATTGCATTTGAATAACTATCTGCAAGTTTTAAAGTTGTATCACTCTGATAAATTACAAAGTATCTTTTAGAATTGTCAAGACCTGCTATTTTAGTTGCACTATCAGAACCTGAAAAATAAAAACATTGTGTTCCTGTTGCTGGAACTGTTTGACCAGCTACTGTAATAATGTCTGTTGATATGGCTACATTTCCAGTTGTAATTACATCTGTAGGTAATTGTTGTGATTCTCCAATTGTGTATTTAAGATGAAGTTTATTTGTTGGATTATAGCACCATACACCAGATGGCAAGTCTGTTGTCCAATAATCTTTGTTGTCTCCATCATTAGAATTTAATTGAATATTCATTGAAATATAAATGTTTTCTCTGTCTACAACAAGACCTCTTGGCACTACGGCGCTAGAAGCTGGGTTACTACCAAGAAAATATTGTCTCTTTTCGTTTTTGGCTCTTGGAAATGAGTCTAGTTTTTGCAACCCACCTGAACAATAAAACAAGTCTCCATTAGTGTCTAAAAACGCAACACCATTTTTATATTTGTCTAACGAAAATACACCTTTAGCGTTTACTGTATATCCAACATTAGCTTCATCTGAAATACCGTCCCATTCAAAAAGAATACAATAATCATCTTTATTAGATACAGTTGCAATATAAAGTCTGTTATTAGAATAAGCCATAGAAGTAATTGTATATTCTTCTGGTAAAGTAAGTGTTTTAATAGGTGTAACACTTCCTGTGTATAATTCTATTAATCTGACAATGTTGTCTGCTGAATATGCTAAAGCACTCAAGTTATCAAATTGACACAAAAAATTTGCATTTCCTGTAATGTCTATTTCTGTCCAAGCACTTGCACCTCTTACAAACAAATCAGAAGTTCCATTACAAACAATCATCTGGTCTGATGTTGATGCACCCACTCTAAACCTTGTATAAAACATGTCGTTTTTACCACCTGCACTTAATGTTGGAACATCAGTAGCATTATCAACTTCCCAATTTAAAACGTCGTCACTGTAAGATACAACATTTGTTGTTCTATATATTTTTTCATTTGAAAGCATATAAAATCTTGAATTGTCTTGTGTTGCTGCTAAAACAGGAGCTTCAGTTGAACCGTCAATTAAATCTGAAAGATTTGAACTGTCTCCAATACTTCTTGTTCTGTCTGATAAAGAAATATACCCATCATTATCAAAAGTTATGTTTTTAGTAATATGAACATTTCCTTTTCTGTCTGAAGAATTGTTTTGTTGGTATTCTTTTGTTTCTAATGGTATTTTAAACATATTATCCTGTAATTAAAACATAATTGTCACCTCCTCCTGTTGAAGTAATGTCTACCGCTGTACCTCCTTGTGATAAAGCTAATTTAAACGTGTTTGCCGTTGCATCTATAATAAAATACTGAGCGTTGTTTCCAAGAGGTGCTGGGAACACACCTGTTGAAACCACAAACACTCCCAAGTCGTCTATCATTTGGTGATTAGGAGAAGTACAAACATCAGAAGTTGCTGCTGTAAATTTCAATAAGTATGGTTTTGGAGTATAACCAATCAAACCTTCTGTATTTAAAAACTCCGCTATATAACTTTTAAATTCAAGACCTGACGGATTTGTGTAAGTTGTTAATCCAGTTTTAAACCTAACAAAACCTTTATCTGAAAGAGTTTTTAAGAATTGTTCTGGCATTGTAGTCGGATTGGAAAAATCGTCAACCTTTTTAGTTAATGCTTCTATTTGTCTTTCTAAATTATCTATTTTTGTGTTGGAGTCTTCTGGTTGCATATATATATTATACCATTAAGACTTAGGTGTATTAGTTATTACAGATACGGCAGTCTTTACACCGTTAGTTACTGTTGCTACCGTTGATTTAGATATATTGCTCCATTTTTTTTGAACGTATGCTTTTATTTCTATTAACCCTAGACTTTCTGCGATGTTAAATAGTCTGGTTCTTGTTGATGTAAATGTTTCAACTAAACCAAGAGTGTCTAAGATAGTAAATGAAATACCTTTAAGAGCTGATATTGTTTCTGATACAGATAGTGATTCTGATGTAGTTGTAATAAGACCTCTTAGATTTGTTGATGTTTCTGAAAGAGAAAGTGTGTCTGTGATAGAGAATGTAATGCCTGGTGCTGTCGCTGTATAAAAAGTGCTAGGAGAGTTTTGGTTGTTGTATTCTGTTGTTATCCAATCGGCAGAGAGTGCAGAACCTATGATTTTTACTTCATCTATTTTACCGTTTGTGTACGATATATCTTCTGGTAATGCCCCACCAATGGTTGTTGTGTTGCCCGATTTTGTTACATTTATATTATTAGAAGCAGATGTTCCGTCAATGCTCGCATTTAAGTAAAACTTTGATACATTTGATTCTCTGACAAGTACTACATTGTACCAAGTATTAGTAGATATTGTTGAAGACCCATCTAGTGAGGTAGATTCTGGAGCAGTTTTATTTTGTTGGTAAATAAAATGATTTAATTGACCAGAAACAACTCCAGTATTATATTGAACATTATTCGGAGTTTGGTTAGTAGTGTACCAGTTTCTAAATAGACTTACCGAAGTAACATCTATAAGATTTATCCACATTGAAATAGAGAATGAGCCTGTGCCATAGGCGTTTAAATCTGCAAAAACACCTGATAAATATTCCTCATTCGCAGAAGCAAAACTAGCAGAAGTTCCAACTTTTCCTGTTGCACTCGTTACAGTGTTATTATCTGTGAAGTTATTTGAACCTGTCGCACTGTATCTCGTACCTGAACTTTCATTAGTATGCCATACACCATCATACCCACTCCACACATTATTCCTTCCATAAGTCGCACCTACTGCGTAATCACTTGATGAACCATCTGCATGTATCTGTATTTCTGTATCTACTGATGATGATAAAGTTCCTGTGTATTTAAAATGTAGTTCACCAGTTTCTCCAGAAGTATCACAACTAACAACTTCTCTTGCTAGTTCTGTTGTGCCATCTGATTTAAATATACGAATATCTCCACCACCATTAGCTACCGTAGACCAAAAAGTAGCGTTCATGTCAGATAAATCTACATAAACTGGAAAATCAGTTGCATTAGCAGCAACTTTAGTATTGTCTACGGTTAAATTTGCGACATGAGCCATACTATTTTAGGTTAAGCTACCTCTAATTGATAAGTTCCCGTCAAAGTTTCGCCCGTTGTAACTGCCTTAGTTCCAGTTAGTGCATGTGAAAGCATTGTTCCTGTTGATGCGTCATTGAATACTCCAACTTCTTCAACTGATACTGAACCTGTTGCTGTCCAAGTCTTTGTAATTTGGTATGTATCGTTAGTTCCTGTTGTTGTTATTCGTGAAACTGTTCCTGCTGCTCTTTCTAATCCATTTGTTGTAGTTTCTGCATTAAGAGTTGTATCTGAAATAGCTACTGCTGTTGATGAGGTTCCTACTGCAAGATATGTAAAGGGAACTGCTGTTGCGTCTCCTGCAAGTAATGCCAGTTGAGCAAAACCTACTGTTGTTACTAGGTTTTTAACTTCAAAAGTATCACGAACATTTCCGTTCACGTCTTTTATTTCGAACTTATATGTTCCTACTAATCCTTTAAGTGTTTCTTTAATCATGTTTATTTTTAATGTTGTTAATTATCTACTGTCTATTGACACTGCTTCTAATACTGATTGCTCGTCTTTTGCTCTATTACCGTATGCTTTAGCAATAGAACCAACTCGACCTGTTGTTACATCTCCTTCTAGTTTTAAGACTTCATCTCTTAATTTTGTAAAAGAGTCAAGGTTGTTTATTCGTGCCATTTCTAAACAAGGCTTTAAATAAAAGTATTCTTGATGGTATGGATAACCTGCTGTTTTCGTTGTATCTGTTGACACAAAGTAATCTGATTCTCTGTTTATAAAAATCTTAACACCCTGTTCTCCCTCTGTTCCAATTCTCCAGTTCCAAGTAGGTAAAACATCTAAGAAAATACCGTTTGCTGTCTTGTCGTATCTAATGGGCTGTCCTGTTGTGTTCTTACCATCCCAAAATGCTTGCATGTTAGAATCTGTTTCTTGGTCTACTGGGAATATTTCATAATAAACTCCTGCTTCGTCTTTTATCATTACTTTGTAGATATCTAGTATCATATTTCCACTACCATCTGCTGAAAAATTGTAATCTCTTTGAAGTGCTATAAGGTCTGTTTCAATGATGTTGTAGTCTGTGTGGTTTTTACTATCTAATTGCCATGTCCCGCTAGCCTGAACTCCAATAGAAAAATATGTATCAAGTGAGTTGTTTACTCGTGCTGTAAATTGCTTTAATCTTGTTGCATTACCTGAAATAGCACCAGATGTGTAACCTAGTTCTTCTTCTGCTAGTTGAACTAGCCCTCGTAAATTTGTTATGTCGTTAAATTGAATTGCCATTTGTCTAATTATACCATTATTTAGTATACTCACTCCAAACCCCAATAAAGGGTCTGAATGAATATGCTAGTTAGTCAGGCACAACTGCTGTTGCGACTGCACCTATAGCTGTAAATCCTTGTCCCATCCAACCGATAGTGTTATCAATTTTAGTGAATCTGTGGATTTGTGTAGCTAGAATAAGATATTCTTTTGTTCCATCACTATTCTCTGAGTTAATTTCCTCATCTGAATCTTCTGGTGTTCTAACTTCTGAGTTAGCTGCACCTGCTACGATAGTTACTACGTGTCCAACTGGTACTGATGTGAGTGAAGGTAAAACTGTAAAGTCTGTAACTCCGTTCGCATTAGCTTCCAATCTGACTGATGTAACACCTGCATTAATACTGTTAGTTGCAAGTTGACTTGAATTTGGTACAAGTGTTTGTGCTTCTATTTTAACTGTATCGAATGTAGGATTTTTTCCATTTGATAGTGCCATAATGTTTTTATGTTAGTTAATAATATTACCTTTAAAGTAAATTACGCTACTAGCACATCATACAAAATTGGTGCCATTTTAGTCCAAGCGTTGAATTTGTAATCAATTCTTGATTCTAGTCCTAGTCCTGAAATTTGAGCTGATGAAACAACTGGGTTAACAATTTGTTTCATTTTTCCGTAAGTTGATTTAACAATTCCAACGTGAAATGCTTTCTTTACTCCAGCAAATACGTGACCTGACACGTTCTTTGATGTTGAATAATGTTCTACACCAAGGTATGAGAAACCTTGTTTGATTCCGTTGTTTAGAACGTTATCTGCTGTGTTGAAACCTTGTGATGCTGCTAGTCTTTCAACTTTAGCGAAATCAGCTTCTCTCCATTGGATGAAGATTCCGTTTCGGTCAGCCATTTCTCCTCCTCCTGCTGTTCTGATTGCAGTTTTGATTTCTACAACGATGTCATCGATGTTTGAAGTCGCTACTGTAATGTTTCCTGCTGCACCTCCAATTGAAGCGTTGTCGAAGTTTGTCCATGAAGCGTGTCCTGCAAGCATTGCAGTTTCCATAGTTTCGTTCAACATTGTTCCCATATTGTCAGCAATTTCCATGAAGTCGCTGAATGACTTTTGAGCTAAGTCAGCTTCATCAATATGTTGTGCTGAATATTTGTAAGTGTTGATTGTTACTGTATCATCTGTTGTAGCTGATGCTGTAGATGTGTAACCTGTTCCTCTAGTTCCTGTTCCTATTGTTGAATCTGTTAGATAAGGATTGTGTAGGACTCCTGTGTCTGTGTAAGAAACTTTACAAACCTCTTTCCACACTGCTGGTGCAGATAGACGTTCTTGTAATTTTGTTTCAAACTCTTCTGATGGTACGATTGAAATATTGTTTAGTATGACTGCTTTATATCTTCAAATTAAATATGCTATATTGGGGTTAATATCTTTTTGTATTTTTCTTCAAATAAATGTTCCTTATAAAAAGTTTTCATATGGCATTTTCTACACAAAGTTATTCCATTATTAATGTCAAACTTTATATTCATATCATTTCTTAATGGAACAATATGATGAGGTTCCAAGCGACCTCCAATGGTTCTACATTCCTGACAAGTAAAATCATCTCTTTCAAAGATAGTTTTTCTCCAATCCTTCCACTCGCCACCACCCCTTAGCCTTTGCTTTTCTAACTGGGCAGTTCTATTTTTAATCCATCTGGGGTGTTTTGTACCCACTCTTGAACGAGCAGATTGTTTTTGTTTTTCTGATGTTGTTTTTCCTAGATTAGAATAAACAAACTCTGGTCTACTTTTAGCAGAACAAGATAGTGAACAAAATTTAGATTTTTTAGCATTCTTATAGTTTGCTTCATAATCTTTTTTACAATACTCACAAGTTTTGATAGTAACTTTTCTCCCTTTAAAATATTTCTTTCTGTTGGTATGGGTTCTACCCTTGTTTATGAGTTTGTGCTTTTCTGTTCTTTGGTAAACTCCTGATGGCATATTAACCACATTATAGCATATTTAATTGTGAATGAGCTTCGGCGTCATCTTTAGTTAATTTATTAATTTAACTTAAGAGTTGTAGAAAGTTCCTGATGAATCATCTTTTTTAATTCGTGCGTTTACTACGTCACGTCTTAATTGCTGTTCTGATGCTGGTGGTAATTCTCCTTTTGCTATCCAATATTCTACTGAATCTGATGTTGAATTATTTGAGCGTTTACTACCTTCTGGATTAGCTTGTTCAGTTGTTTTAGTTTCTCTTAAAGTTTTAAGTTCTAATTGAAAGTAAGTGCTGTCCAAAAGTGCTTCTAAGTCTTTTCCTGTCTCTTTAGATAGTTTCCTAGCTAAATCTTTTTCATCTGATTCTTTAATGCCATTAGCAATTAAGTATGCAGATTCTCCTAAGTTATTTGATTCTTGTTTTACTTCTTTTTCTTCCGTTACGCCTAACTTTTTGTTAGTTTGCTCTAATTGTCTAGTTAGTCTTGAGCGTCTTGCTTCTAACGTTTCTGTAGGTTTTTTGATTTCGGCTTTATCCTCAACTTCTTCTTCGTCAAGTTCAATGTCAATATCTTCTTCTACATCTTCGTTTAATTCTTCGTTTTCTTCGTTCATATATATGTTTTAAGGTCATTCAGTGTGGAATGATACACATGTTATAAGTATTTTTTATGGGTGAAATATAACCAAACTACTATTCGTAGTGTATTGTAACGTCTAATGTGTTTGCAATAGTTGCAAGTAACCCATTTGAAAACGATACATCTCCTAAATCATGATAACCGATAGCTGGTGTTATTGTGTTATTAATTAGTGGTGATACATTAAGTCCACCTGTAAGTGTGGGGTCTCCCCATAGGTTAGCTGCATCACTTGACAATGTTGCGACTTCATTGTATGAAGTTCCCACTGCTAATGCTTCTACCACTTGAGTAGTATCCGTATTTGTAGTTCCTGCTACAAAAGCGTTAGCTACTGTTTCAGAACCATAAGTAGTTCCTCCACCTGCTGATTTATTGATAGCACTCTTAATATTGTCTAATGCTGTTGCATCTGATACACCAATGAGAACTTCGTTTGCTGTTGTTGATGCTGTTAGAGTTGTCTTAAATGTATAAGTTTGTCCTCCAATAGATACTGTGTCGTCGTCTACGATTGCTGCCGCTACTGTGAATGTTCCTGTGGCTTTAATTCCTGCCTCAGTTGCAGTAAATCCATCATTGAACTCAATAGTTCCTGTTGATGTAGAATTTACATACATCCCCTTTAATACTCCTGTTATTGCTTTTACTTGCGATGTTGCCGTTAAGTTTTTATATTTATTCATATGTTTATATTATACCACACTACTACTCTGCCTCGTTTATTAAATCTTCAATCACAACTTCCTCTTTTTTGATAGTTTTTAGTTGGTCAAAACCGTTTAAGATTGTATGCACTCCTTCAAATTTAGCTCTTAGTTGTTCTCCTAATTCGTCATTAGTAATATTCTTGTTTTCTGAGTAAGCATTAGCAATAAGTGAGAAAGCTCCGTTTCTTTGGTTAAGCTTTTCATCTTTATTAACTACACCATCTGAATATAGGATTGCGAATAAGATTTTTTTAACTGCTTCAAACATTGCTTCATCTTTACAAAATGCTTCAATCTTTGCTACTTCTAGGTCGTTTAAATTTTCCATAATTATTGTTTAGTTTTTAATTCTTGTTCTGATACTGGTGTCTTTATTTTAGCAGCAGGTGCTTCTGGTGTTTGCTGAACTCCTCTTGTGATTTGTGCAAAATCTATTGCACTCATTCCTGATTCTTCTAGCAATTCGTTATAACTTTTAGCTAGTCCTGGAATAGTTGCAAAGGCTTGTGGATTTGCCAAGATATTACTTAGTAACTTAGAAATCTTATCAGCGTTCTGTGCCATGTTTCTTTGTTTACCTGCAATGTTTACAAACACTTTAACTGGAATATCTTTAAGCTCATCTTTAACCACTTCCATAAATCTTTTGTTACCACCCTTCATTAAGTTTTCTTTAATAACTCTAGCTAAAGCATCCTTGTCTTCTGGTGTGTAAGTTCTACCTTCAAGCATTCCTTCTTTTAATCTAGTATTAACTAAATTGTCTGAAATAGCTGTTGCAATTTCTTCTAACTCATCAAGAGATAAATCTTCTGAGAATTTAACACCTTTATTCATATCTTTAACTAGATAACTTAATATCCAATCTCGATACAAAACATCTGCAAAGAAAGTAGCAATCTTACCTCTACGGTATTCATGTATTCCTTCTCCTTGTTGTACTACTAGGTCTTGTAATGCAAATGGTGTTCCTGATACTGGGTTTCTACCTAATGCTCCGTCAGAAGCTGAACCAAGCATCCTAGCGTTGTTTTCTTGTTGTGTTTGGTAGTTAGTTAGCTCTGTAACATTTTGTAGGTTCATGTCTACTCTTGAAATAGGTCTTCCCGGCTCATGTTTAAGGATTCTCATTTCTTTAAGGTCTGAAATCTTTTTGTTTCCATATTCTTCACTATCAGTCTGCAATAGATTTACAGCACTGTCAAGCATACCTTTAATCTTGATTCCTGAGTAATTATTCCATACTTGTGGTTCAAATAGTCTTTCTACAATAGATTTTCCACAAGCTCTACCGTGTGAACGAACTTGGTCAATCTTCAATGCTTTGAAGTTAGCTGATATTTCTTTGTCTTTACCTTTAAATAGTTCAATACCATTCTTTGAGCCATCTTCTGATGTGTAATAAGTAACAATATGTAGTTGTGGTGTGTAAACATTTTCGTCTCCGTCTTCATCTAGCCATGTTTCTTTAAAAGAACCCCTAAGTTCATAAACTTCTATATATTTAGATGGTGTTTTTACCTTTCTATCAGTTGCTGTTGAAATACTCTTGCTTGCTTGAGCCATTGTAATAGATTCGTCAATCTTATCATCGTTCCATTTACCTTTATAGCTTAATAGTTGTGGGATTGTGTACTGATGTTTGATACATAATGCTCCTGAAAGAATATCTGTCTGGTCACAAAATGCAATGTCTTGTAGTTTAACTACTTCTGGTCTTGATTGGTTTAGATTCTTAATCAATACAAGGTCATAAATAACTGAGCTTTCTACTACCTCATCAATAAACGTATCTAGCTCGTTAGTTCTAGCCCATTGTGGGTGAAACTTTTTAATTAAAAATGATTTGTAATTTTCTTCTATGTCATCAACAAAAGGCACAATGTCTTTAACATCAAATCCTTCTAAACGAAAAGCTACGTCAATAATTGGTGTAACAATATCATTGTATGGTCGCATCCCGTCATTCTTTCCTTTATGAAACCAACCGTTAGAAACATTCATACATCTTTCGATGTGGTCTTTCATGTTCCATTCCTTAGAGTTAGTCAAAGGAACTTGCTCTGTTGCCCAAGTTGTTTCTTCTAGTTTTATATAATCAAATACATTCATGTTAGAAAATTAAGTTTTTAATAAGTGTTTCCATAAAGTATTTATTGTAAAACAATTTCTTTCCTTCTTGTAAAAAATACAGTCTGTCTAGTGTCTTGCCCTCCTTTGTTACTTTAAGTATTACTTTAGTTCTTAAAAACTCTGGCTCTACTGACAAAATAGATTCTCTCAAGTCATCTGTATCAAATTCAAATACCTCATCGTTAAGACTTATTACTAAATGAAATTCTGGTTCTTTTGCAGGTGCTTTCTTTTCTGCAACTGTTTTTGTAGGTGTTGACATATATGTTTAAATTATACCATATTAAATAGCCTCGTTAGATTCTTTTAAATCGTCAAAACTATATTCCATTAAAGGTTTACTTGGTCTAGCATGTTGATTCATTTGCCATGCAATACAACAAGCCATTAGTAAGTCGTTGTGTCGTGTTGCTAATCTTATGTCTACATCTCTGTCAATCATATCGTTCCTTGAGTAGTATTTAGCTTCATTTATTAGGTCTTTGTCGTTTAGCTCCAACAAACCTGATTCAATAGCCTCACGAAGACCTGAGAGCATTGTAGACTTATTTAAAGAGTTAGTGTTCCAGCCAAAAGTCTGGGGAGCAACTTGATGTATCTTTATAATCCTTCCAACTGCTGTATATAGTTTTGCTCCAAGCTGTTGAGCTTTTAGGATAGTTTGGTCAAACTTATTATTCTCTGGTGCAATCAAACAACCTCCAAAGATATTAGCCTCTCTAACAATTTCATCACCAAATGCTTCTGGTAAAATCTCATTGCTATTATAAGTTCCAACTACTTGAGCTGGCACAGTAGAAAAGTCTATAAACACAGATGCAGAGCTATCAAGTCCAACACCTCCTGCAATATCCATTCCTCCTGCATATCTATGAGAAGGATTGTATTTCTTAAATATTTTAAATCCTGCTAAAGTTTCTATTGGTTCTATTGGTGTCATTCTGTCTAATGAAGCTCTGTCAAAGTATTGGTCTTTAGATGCACTCGGTTGACATAGATATTCCCCTTCTGGGTCATCAGCATTTTTTAATATTTTTTCTATTTCTTTTAATGTATATCTATCCCAAGTAGGCTTCCCATCTTCTATAATAGGCACAATCATTATAGATTTGCTGGGCGATAGTTTTTCTGTAACAAGTTTATGAACATTACCCATTTCTGATATGTAGTTAGCAAGAAATACAGTTGAACCACCTTTTTGTAGTCCTGTTCGTGCTTCTTCCATGTTATCCCAAATATTACGAGATATAACAGCACTTCTTAATGTTTTGCGTGATTCAATATCGTTAAAGATGATGAGGTCGGGTCTTGCCTCCTCTTGAATAGCTCCACGTTGCTCTGTGCCGACAGTATCTGACATAACTTTAATACCTGTTGCAGTAGTGAAAGCTCCCATAGTTTCTTCTCTTTTAAACTCTGACTTAATAAATGTGTCTGGGTATAGTTTTAATATTCTAGGTTGAATAAGCATGTTGTAAACATCAGTACATAACTGTTTAGCGTTAGTTAGGTCGGCTGACAATACTTTATAAAACTTTCGGAAGTGTGTTGTGTCGTTTAATATACAAAAAGCTATAAACAATTTAGTCTTAACGTCTTTACCGGCTCCACGAAATGCAATATTAATAAAGGTTTCTATGTTTCCCTTATAAGCGTGTATTAAATTTAATGTCATTTCTTTATGAAACGGTGCGTCTCCTGATTCAAAATACTTATGAAAAAAGTATCTACCCCAAAGATTAAACTTTATTAGGATTTTATCATCACTTGTTTCTGGAGTAAAATTGAATAAAGCAATTAACTCTTTTGGATTACCCTGTTTGAGTATTTCTTTTATCGTCATCTAAGTATTTATCTAATGTGTTATCTACCCTGTCTTGTGTTTCTCTATCTGGTGTTAAGTCTTTACCTCCTTTACCTGTAAGTTCTGTTCTGTCTGAATAACCTAAGTCTTTACCTAATGTTTTAAGTGTAAACTGTAAGTTAGAGGTTGATATTCTTTCGTCTTCTGAGTCTAGTAATAAATCTAATCTTAACTCTGCTTTTCTTATTAGTTTTTCATGTTTCCATGATTGCAAATTAACTCTAAAATCCACTTTATTTTTATTAACCCAATTATCCCACGTTGATGGGTTTATGTCTAGTGTTTCTTGTATAGATTTATAGTTAAGCCCATCAAGATACAAAGTTCTAATTTTTGTGGTTAACTCCTCATTTAGTATTGTTGGTCTTCCTGCTGTCATATATAAATTATACTACTAATCTGTTGAGCTGACAAGAGGATTCGAACCCCTGACCTATTCATTACAAGTGAATTGCTCTACCATCTGAGCTATGCCAGCTATTTATTCAATACTAACCATAGTTTTGCTACTGCTTCTTCGGGAGTTTTGCCTAATGTTATTGTTTCCCAACTGTAACCATGTTCTCCACAACAATATTCCATTTCACCACATTCCCATTCACCATACTCATTAGATAACTTTGGAAAGTTTTTTCCACAAGCATCTATTAGTTCTGATAGTGAAGTTGTTTGTATAGCAAGTATTGACCCTGCTATTGTTACATTTTTTGGTTTAAACCCTGTTTTGTGTAATTCCTCTGCTAATTCGTAATCCATATTATTATATTAGTTTATAGTCCCTCTTTAACAAGCCTCTTAATATAAGACTTATCCTTTAACTTATCTAAGTTGCACGTTTTTAACCCTCTCATCTTTAAGTCTAGTATGTATTCATTCATATCAGCGTGACGTATAAACTTTTTTAGAATTTGCTTTTCTAGTTTTTTGCCTGATAGTATCTGTAAGTATTCTAGTAGTTCTTGGTTGTCATACTCTCTCCATAGATATCCTGAACGATATACTTTCTCTAGTATTTCGGCAGCAATATTGTATTTATCAGAGTAAGCTATAAATGGGTCTGGGAAAGTAGTAAAGTCAATAATCATTAATTAAATTATACTATGTATATTGGTTTATGTCTATACTTTTAACATTAAGTAAACAGCTACAAATACTATTAATACTCCTACGATTGTAATTGAACTCATTAGTATATCTCCTATTGACTCTATACCTTGTGATTGTCTTAACATCTTTTTTCTTTTTGCTGTGTATTTATCGTTCATGTTTATTTGTTTAACTTATTAATATCTTAAGTATATAAGTTGCGGGGAATTAGTCCAGAAAGTTATCCACAGGTAAAACTAAACTCATAAACTTCATTATAACTATTAAAAACAACCCATGAGTCCTCGTATAAAGGTCTACAATATTGCCATGTTGTTTTAGCTATCTTGCTTGGCTCTATTGGCACTATCAATAATTGTTTGTCTGATACTCGCTCGAATCTTATCTGTTTCTCCGTCTCTTTCATTCTCCATAAGTGTTTTAACTTTTTGGTTAATCCATTTTTCTTCAGCTGTCCACTGTATATCATTATTCATTTAATTCTAACCATAGTCTAGCTACTGCTTCTTCTGGGGAATTACAATCTAATTCAATTCCATCTATATCAATTCTCTTTACCCTTGTGTACCCAATAGCATACCACCTACCATTTGTTCTATATAAAGTATCAAACCCATCTCCACAAGCCTCTATTAGTTCTGAGAGGGTAGGGATATAATAAGCATTATCAAACACTCCTAGATAATTCTCACATCTATCGTCTAGGTCTTGCCACACTTTAACCTCGCCATTGTGCCAGTATTTACCATACCGACTAGAACTCTGCGGAAACCCTGCATCCTTTAATTCTTTTGCTAGTTCGTAATCCATATTATTTATTGTTTAATGTTTTAAACTGCATGTTATACCAATGTATATCTGCTTTAACTGTTCCACGCTTTTTAATTTCTATTTCTCTAAACCAGTCGAGTCCTTTTATTTCAACAATCTTGGAAGCCCAATAGCTTTCATTATGGTGTAACATTAAATGACAATGTGTGCATAATGGTATTAGGTTTTCTAGGTCATATCTTAAAGCTAAACTCTTTGACTTATGCACATGGTGATGGGCGACTTGAGATTTATAAGAGCAATTAAGATTATCCTCCAACCCATTTAAGAGACACACTGGGTGCATTTCTGTAATAATTGGAGAAAGTAATCTATCGCACTTCTTCTGCATTTTAGATGTTGCAGACTTACCAACTCTTTTTATAGGACTCCTTTTCATTACCTAATTATACCATAATAGCTATATTTAGACCATTCTATAACCATTTTCATCTACCATTTCAAGATTATTAATAGGTGGTCTTTTATAGTTTTCTGGTGGTTGTAACTCTATCTCTATTTCTAACCCAAACTGTTTCTGGTTTAGTTTAGATAGTTTCTTAGCCATATCTATACAGTCAGCAGAACAGTATTTCCACGAGGTTAAGTTTTCTTCTTTACAAATCGGGCATATCTTTTTCATTGAATGGTAGGTTAATCTTCTATTGATTTGACAGGAAAAGGTAAATTAACCCTGCCTTTAGACCTTTGGCTAATAATATTTCTTAAGTCGTTTATAACTACATTAATTTCATCTTCTGTGCAGTCTTCTGTGCTGTCTTTGTTGTACCTGAACTTGATAAGTTTGTGCGTCATGCCTTCATGGAGTGTATCTTTCGTTACTGGTATGTCTTCTGGCTTATCAAACAGGATGGTTAAATCAGTACCAGTTTCTAAACACATGTCTGCTGTTGCTTGCATCCATTCGTGGTATGAGCCTCTTTGTGCTTTGCTTATTTTTAGTTCATTTGACATAATGTAATAATTGTTATGTAATTAAAAAGGGATGTCTTCTGGGTTAATATCATCTACTGGTAGTTCTTCTTTTTTATCCATATCTTTCCAATCTTTTTCTGTCCTGTCTGTTGTGTTTTCTTTTTTCTCTGAATTTCCGAACTGGAAGTTTTCAGCAATAATTTCAGTTCTATACATCTTCTTTTGCGTATCTTTATCTTCCCAAGTGATTGTTTTCAATCTGCCCTCTACATATATTTGTTTTCCTTTCTTACAATATTGACCTATAATTTCTGCAACTTTTCCGAAAGCAACAACATTATGAAATTCTACTTCTTCTTGCTTTTCTCCCTCTTTATTTTTAAATGTTCTGTTGGTTGCTAGAGAGAACTTCGATACAACTACACCACTCGGAAGTGAAGCCTGTTCTGGGTCTCTTGTTAAGTTTCCTATAATCTGTGTTTTGTTTAAATACATATTTATTTTTTAAGTTTATTTTCTATTAGATTTATAATTTCTTCTCCCATAACAAGTCCAGCTACTATTTTATCTTGCATTTCACTATCTGGAAAAACTCTTTCTACTAATATTGAGTCTGGGAAGTTGGGATTGAACACAACAAAGTCATTCCACTCTCTACCTGTAAACAATAATTGCATTTGCATTTGCCACATATACTGTTTTTCAATCTTTATCCCATCAATAATCATCTCAAAATGTTTTTTATCTGCAAAACATTTAATCTCTACCATTCCATCTTTATCTACTAAGCCATCTGGGCTTACTCCTGCTAGTTTAGATATTTTGCTATCAGTTATAAAGCCAACCTCTTTGACAGTATTACCTGTTTGTAGTTCATAAATGGCTCTTGCTTGTTCTTCTAGCTCTACACCACGCTCTAGGTCTTTATTAGTATATTTTTCTTTAACTTCTGATGAATACTTTTCAGATAGCTTTTCTATACATAATGTTTTTAAACCTGCTCCTTGAGCCGATATAGCTTGAGCTTTGCTTGCTGTTAATGGATGTTTAATCCTTAACTCAAACCATTCTGGTGTTCCTTGATTAACTTTGTGCGATTTCATTTTTTCTATCAGTTACTAGCTTTGCAAAATCTTTACCTAAACCTTTATTTTCTTCCCATACTTGTTTGAGTTCTTCTTCTGTTTTAGCTTTATTTACTTTATCAAATATTCCCTCAAGTTTTTCATTCTTGTATTCGATAAATTCTTCCATTTCTTCTGTTGAAGCAATCTCTCCACTAGCCATATATCCTAAATTGGCTAAAGCTCTACCAACTGCGATAGTTTCTAGCTTCTCAAATGCCTTCTCGCCCTTCTTAACTGATTGAGCATGTCCCGTTGCTCTTGCACAAGTTTCAGGATTGGACTTGTCTTTAATTACTGTTGCTTTAAATACTAGACCGCTTGTTAGTTCAAGAGGGTCTGTATCAATGTCTCCATTTGGGCAGTCCTCTCTAAAAAGCTTTATTCTTTCACTAACTTTGGCATAATCTGCACTACCTAGTTTAATTGTTTTCGCTTTCATTGTTATTGGTTAATCCTAATAACTTCTCTACAACTTCAACTGCATCCTCTTTGGTTTCATATTCTGCCACGATGTCTGCTTCATGGTCTATCACTATCCACCCTGTTGACCTCTCTAACACTTGAAAATTTACCATATGTTTGTTTAACTATTAATACTTATATTATAACTAATCTGTGGTTTTAAGCTATTGAGTTATCCACAGTTTTAATTATCTAGTGTTATTTCTCCCTTTTCGTGTTAGTTGGTAATAGAGAGATGACATCATCATAGCAACTGTCATATTTAAAACTGCCTGTTTGTTTTTGTACTAATGTCTTTATCTTCTCTATCTTCCCCCTCAACCTCTCTCTCTCTTCTGCTACGTCTTGTGCGATTGAGGTGGCGAGCCATTCGGGTTCAACAAGCGTTGCTTTCGTATACTCATACACGTTATACCCGCCATCTTCATCAACACCCTCTTCGTAAAGCCCATTTACAAAATCGTTTTCTTCTAGTTCGTAATCACAACCCACAACCCTACTTCCTAGCACTATCCCTTTTTGTAGTAATGATATTTCACTGTCAAACACCTCATCACCACCCTCTCCTGTGTGACTATCATATACTTCAAAAAGGACGATAACCCCATCTCTCCATTTCACTTTACTAATTTCTTTTTCATCTATCTCATTACATTTTGCTTGATATTCTTTATACGCTGGTTCTTCTATTGCATTATATTCTGCATACGCTTTGTCTTTTTGTTCTTGTTTTGTCATATGTTTATTTTTTAAGTTAATAATTTTTATTGCTAACATATTAGTTTTTTATCTCATCGCCAAACCATTTTTCTAAAAAGTTCATTTGTTCATCTGTGAACCCTGAATCATACCCATCTCTAATAAACATGTCGTAAGTCATTCTGTGGTTGTGTCCTCTTTTAACATCTCCTTCTGGTAAATCTTTACAATCTTCACAATGTCTTTTATTCCATTTCATATCCTATTTTTTAAGTAAGTTAATAACTTCTTCTAGTCTTGCTTGTGCTTGTTCTTTACCTTTTGGTGTATGGGGGAAGATGAGGTTGAGGGATAGTCTGTTTTTATCTTCTTTCTGCTCACTCCAAGATTCTTCATATACACCTAAAGGTTCTATATCTACATAGTAATACAATTCATTTATTTCTGGTGTCCATTTTGGTTCTTGTAGTGTAAAACCATAAAAATCTAATTCTAGTAGAGTCAAAAGTTCTCTACATACCTCATCTGAATTATCATAAGTAAGAATATAATAATCTCTAACTATTCCTAATATTTTTCTTGTATTTCCGTTTTTATCTATTATTGTGTCGTTTTGTTTGATATTTCATATTTGGAGTTTTTCAAGCATATCTCTTGTTCCTTTAAACTGTGGTATCTCATCTAATTCTATTTCATTTATTTCTAATAAGTCTTTAACAATTTCAGCAACATATTCACTTTCTCTGTCTGGAAAATCATCGTGATGTATTCCATCCTCTGTCATTTCTTCCATTGCTAGGTCTACTATATTCTCTTGTATTGTTTTAATGTTCATAATTTTTGTATTAACGCTAATGTCTTCTTGTAATAGTCTATTTGGTCTTGGATTGCTATTTTCCTGCCCAGAAAGTAAGAGGATTCATAATCCTGTGGAATAGTAATTGATTCTATTCTTTCTATCTCATTTATCTTTCTAAGGTTAATTTTTATTGTTCCCTTCTCCAACTCTAATCTCTCTATCTCGTTCTCTATAAATGATATGTGAGATTGTTTGATGAAAATATCTATTCTCACCAATTGTGGTTCTTGAAATTCATCAGGCAACACCCCGTCTATACCATTATTCATAAAATTATTTCTAAACTCCTCTATATTCTTTTGTATGTTATCTATTGTTGACATATTAGAATCGTGATTTAAGTATTTTATTTCCCTTTTGAACCCTTTTTAGTTTAGTTTTAAGTTCTGATAATCTTTCTTTATTAGAGTTAATTTTTTCCTGCAAATCATTTTCAATTTCTCTGTATAAAGTTTTGTCAGTATGTTCTAGTAAATTATCAATTTCATTCTCTAATTCTTTTAAACTGTTAAACCTTTTTCTACTATAATCCCAATTTCCACAGTAAATCTCATAATATGTATATGTTTGAAAAACTTTAAATGAAATATCCCAATAGCACTCATATTTTTTACTTAATTCTGTTAATTTATTATCTATTTTCATAATTTATTTTTTAATCCACTAACTTATATTTCTTGCCATCAATTATTTTAATATCTAGCTCGTCTATCTCATTACATTTTGATTGATATTCTTTAAACGCTTGTTTTTCTATTGCTTGATATTCTTTATACGCTGGTTCTTCTATTGCATTATATTCTGCATACGCTTTGTCTTTTTGTTCTTGTTTTGTCATATGTTTATTTTTTAAGTAACTCTACTACTTCTAATAATCTTGCTTCTGCCTGCTTCTTTCCTTCTGGTGTAAAAGGGAAAATTAGGTTTAAATCTTTTCTACTGTTATCAATTTCACAATTAAACCAGAAAATTCTTCTAACAGAATTTACTTCAATATTTGGATAATAATAATCTTCATATATTTCTGGTGTCCATTTTGGTTCTTGTAGTGTGTAGCCTGAATTGTCTAATTCTTCTTGATTCCAAAGCATTTCACTCACTTTATCTGAATTTTCATGAGTAAGAATATAATAATCTCTAACTATTCCTAATATTTTTCTTGTATTTCCGTTTTTATCTATTATTATGTCGTTTTGTTTGTATTTCATAATTAGTTCTCCACTTGAAAACCAAGTGCGTTTAAGAAATCTGGTAACTGCTCTTTTGTTAGTTTTGATGTTCCTCCTTTTCCATAGAATTTAGCATTCATTAACTCTGCTTCACGAAGGTTTGCTTCACGAAGGTTTGCTTCACTAAGGTCTGCTTCACGAAGGTTTGCTCCACGAAGGTCTGCTTCACGAAGGTTTGCTTCACTAAGGTCTGCTTCACGAAGGTTTGCTTCACGAAGGTCTGCTTCACGAAGGTTTGCTTCACTAAGGTCTGCTTCACGAAGGTTTGCTTCACGAAGGTTTGCTCCACGAAGGTTTGCTCCACGAAGGTTTGCTTCACTAAGGTCTGCTTCACGAAGGTTTGCTCCACGAAGGTTTGCTCCACGAAGGTTTGCTTCACTAAGGTCTGCTTCACGAAGGTTTGCTTCCTCTACAGCTTCTCCCCATGTTGTTTTAGTTGATGTAAATATTACATTTCCCGTAAATCTGTTTTTAATTTCTAACCCCACTTTCTTTTCTTCTACAGGTTTACTGTTTTGTTTTACAATTGCTTTTACTTCATCATCTGTTAATTCTATTTCTTTGTTTTTTAATGTGTATTTCATAATTATTTTATTACTTTTACTTCATATCCTAACTTCTCTGATATTTCTGCTACTGTCATTTCTTTAGAAATCTCCATATTAGGTTTAAACCCTATAATTTTCTCTACAACATTTATATCCCATTCTGGTAGTTTAGCTAGTTCCTGCCATACAGAGTTAGGTAATTTTTTCCATTCGTCTGTCCATTCGTTATTTTCTAGTTCTAGTTTGAAATCTCCTTTTAGTTTGTTCCAAAGGTTTATAATTTCATATAACCTATCTGTTGTAACTTGCTTATTAAACGCATAGTATTCTTTGCATTTTATATCACAGCAGAAGATTACATTACGACTTGAATCTACATTACGACTTGAATATACGATACGACTTGAATCTACATTACGACTTGAATCTACATTACGACTTGAATATACATTACGACTTGAATATACATTACAACTTGAATCTACATTACGACTTGAATCTACATTACGACTTGAATATACATTACGACTTGAATATACAACACGACTTGAATCTACATCACTTGAATTATTTATATTTTCCATAATTAATTGATTATCTCTCCGTCTTCGCTAATAACTCCTTCTTCTGGTTCTTTTTCATCCTCATATTCTTCTATGCCGATTGCGTATTCGTCTACATCTGGTGGTAAGTTATCCATTTTCATATTTTTTAACTATTAATTCTACTTTTTCAACTTCGTCTTTGTGTCCTGACCAAATAAGGTTTCCATCTTCTGCAACACCTTCTAAAGTTAAATGTCTTAGCTTGGGAAGTAATTGATAAGCTAAGGTGTCTTCGTTTCTACTTATACCTGCGTAATCTATTGTTCTCATAATGTTTTGTTAACTGCTATGTGTATATTATAGCTAATCTGTTTTGATTGTCTAATTAGTTATCCACAGTTTTATATTACAGACATAGAAAGCAACTTTTACCTTTTAATGTAAGGCAAACTTTGGCTCTCTTTATATGTATTATTTACTGTTAATAGTTTACACAAGTTAATGCTTCTCTATCTAGTTAATTACGATACTTATTAAACGACAGGGCAAGAGTTGCCAACTTGTTTTCCCTGTTTTCTCATAAATACCTTAATCAACTTTAAAATTTAGAAGACGTAGTTTAAAATTCCAGAACGCCTTAAAGGAATGTTGTAAATAAATTGTATGCAAAAAAGACGCACATTGCTGTGCGACTTTTTATGCGGTGACTAAACCAGTAAAAAAACAGTTCGGTGTGAAATATTCTTTTACTGATTCTGCTTTAGTCATATATATATTATATCACAGTTTTAAGTTGTGTGAAACTTCTGCTAAAGTGCAGAGTGATATACACACCTTTTACAAATCATTATCTGGTTTATGAGAAGCATAAAGCTTACCAAACATCGAAATTGTGTGCATACATCACTCTATTCTCTACGGGTTCATTCAGCTCAAAATAGTCTACTTTTGAACACTTCTCTATGATTAAGAACTGGTGGCGCTAGGCTAAGCATGATTAGTACCTAATTTTCTAAAATCACCTAGCTGCATCAATTCTCAATCTATTTATAATGTGCAAGATTGAGAAGGCAAGGTTTGACTTGCAAGAAGGCTCTAGGTTTATGTTGGGGAATATAACCGTATCCTTTTCCAACTCCTGTCAATTCAGGGCGACCTATTTTATTTTGGGAACGTGCGTTATCCCTATTCCTAGCTACCGTATATTCTAGGTAGCTTTCGGCTCACAGTCCGATACTCCTCAATTCTACACACTATTTATAATGTGCAGGAGCGGGGGTATCCTAACCTCTAGACGAATGAATACAGCTATATCAAATGTTTTAAATATTGTTTAATGTACACTCGACAATATCCTACACATTATATTTCGCTAATCATAGGGGAATCGAACCCCTGTCTACCCCTGCTTCTACACATTATATTTATGTTAAAGTTCTTCCTAAAGTATACACTATAATCTTTTAATAAGATAGCCCACTTTAGAATATTTAGCTGGCAACTTTTCAGCTGTGTCGCAAAGGTCTAATACAACATTCATTGGCAA